CAGTGCCGTTGTGCCGGTGTTAGCAGCGGCATTGATATCTGCTCCTGCGTCGATCAGCTGTGTCAGTCGATCAAATTTGCCCCAAAAGGCAGCTATTATCAAAGGCGTCACGCCGTCGTTATCAGTGACATTAATATTCCTCTTCTGTTATCAACAAGCCGCATGGAACGCCCACCAAGTTGTCCTCTGATGGGTCAGACACCCATACAGATAGGGCAATTAAATACGAACGTGTTCTGTCTGATATTATTCATCGCTTTAGCCTGCTATTTGACTCAACACTGTGGGTAGGACAAAAGTCAGCAGAGAAAATTCCATAAAAACAGCATTTTTAACAAGACGACTGTCGTAACTTCTGAGTCAGGCATGTACCTGCCCGGCAATGGTCGTTTGTTTACCAGTATTCAAGTGATGGCAACCACAAACTCTGGCAGCAATTCAAAGCCCTGATATCTGGAAGCGACCGGGTTGTTGCCACTACCGCCAATAATGGCAACGGCACCAGTCAGGCCGCGCTAAGGGATGGTTCAGTAATTACCGTCAAGGGGGAGTCAATTTCTGCACGACAGAAGGCATTTATCCAAGATGGGGAGATTAAAGGAACCGCACCGAATCTGGCGCAGTACGAAGTGGAAGTGTGAGACGATCAGATCAAGAATCAAGACCCGACCCCGGTTTCCCGACCCCGGTTTCCTCTCGGTTTCCTCTTGAGAGTCGTAAAGCCACGGTTATTTTCCTCTTTGGCCAGTAAGGGGGCTTTGGTCAGCAAGCAATGTCTGGATGGCCTGGATGGCCTTTGTTTGTCCCTGAAAAATAGCTGTGTCGAGAGCCGTATGGCCACGTTTATTTTTCTCTGCGGCCAGGGAGGGGGCTTTGGTCAGCAATGTCTGGATGGCCTCTGTTTGGCCCGCAGAAGCAGCTGTATGGAGAGCCGTATCGCCAAAGTTATCCTTCTCTGTGGCCAGGGAGGGGGCTTTGGTCAGCAATGTCTGGATGGCCTCTGTTTGGCCTTTTAAGGCAGCTATGTGAAGAGCCGTTAAGCCACCGTTAATTTTCTCTGTGGCCAGGGAGGGGGCTTTGGTCAGCAATGTCTGGATGGCCTGTGTTTGGCCTAAACGAGCAGCTAAGTGGAGAGCCGTAAAGCCACGTTTATTTTTCTCTGTGGCCAGGGAGGGGGCTTTGGTCAGCAATGTCTGGATGGCCTCTGTCTGGCCCGCAGAAGTAGCTGTATGGAGAGCCGTATCGCCAAAGTTATCCTGCTCTTTGGCCAGGGAGGGGGCTTTGGTCAGCAATGTCTGGATGGCCTGTGTTTGGCCTAAACGAGCAGCTAAGTGCAGAGCCATAAAGCCACGTTTATTTTTCTCTGTGGCCAGTGAGGGGGCTTTGGTCAGCAATGTCTGGATGGCCTCTGTTTGGCCCGCAGAAGCAGCTGTGTGGAGAGCCGTGTAGCCACCGTTATCCTTCTCTGTGACCAGGGAGGGGGCTTTGGTCAGCAATGTCAGGATGGCCTCTGTTTGGCCCCGAAAAGCAGCTGTGTGGAGAGCCGTTTCGCTACCGTTATCCTTCTCTGTGGCCAGGGAGGGGGCTTTGGTCAGCAATGTCTGGATGGTCCCTGTGTGGCCCTCAGAAGCAGCTGTGTGGAGAGCCGTCTGGCCATTGTTATTTTTCTCATTGACATTGATTCCTCTGGCGGACACCAGCTCCTTGACGGTCTTTGTGTGATCATTCCAGACAGCAAAGTGAAGAGCCGTATTGCCAAACCTATTTTTGGCATTCACTTGGATACCACAAGTACCGGAGTTGTTCAGTAATATCTTGATGGCCTCTGTGTGGCCACAGCAGGCAGCCAGGCTCAGAGCTGTATTGCCATAGCTATCATTGGCATTGACATCCACTCCCCTGGTTTCAATCAGCTTTTGCAGGCGTGTGGTATGGCCCCTGGCAGCGGCAATATGCAGTGGCGTTGTGCCTCTTTCATCGGTTGCATTGATGTATCTCGAGATGATCCGGCTAATGAAAGCTTTCATAGAATCATCTTCGCTGTCAGGAGTGCGCAGTACGGTAGTAATATCCGCTCCTTTACTAATCAGAATGTCCCGGATCTCACTGTTTCCCGTCAGGACAGCATTATACAAGGCACCGTAAAGGTCTTTCGCTCCCTCGTTAAGCAATAGTTCAAGGCACTGCTTTTTCCCCCACCTGGCGGCTTCGCGCAGGGCACCGTCAAGGTCGTTTGCTCCCACGTTGATCAGGGGTTTAAGACACAGCGTTTCTCCCTGCTCGGCGGCTTCGCGCAGGGCACCGTTAACGTCTTCAGCGGCCAGCAAGACCTTGATGACCTCTATGTGGCCATTGTAGCAAGCCAGGTCGAGAGCCCTATTGCCATCGTTATTCTTGATATTGACGCGAGATGGCCAGTCCAGCAACTTTTTGACGGACTCTGCACAGCCGTTTTGAGCAGCGAAGTGAAGAGCCGTCCAGCCTTTGCTATCAGTGGCATTGATGTTAGCTCCAGCCCAGAGCAAGGCATCCAGGCATCTGGCGCTACTATTCTCAGCAGCAAAGTGCAAAGGTGTATAGCCATCCTGATTGGCGGTGTTGACATCCCACCTGTGAGTCAGAAAAAATAAATCGTTATAAGAATCATTTAATCCTTCCATAAAACCCGGCATAGATGCGGATATGCCACCGGAAATAGCATTCATGATCGTCGAGAAAGCTAATTTTATAATTCTCCATTTTTGCTGATCTCGACCTGCCCACTGATCAACCAGAGTTCTCACGCATTGGTAAGCGTTGTTTTGAGAAGCAATATGCAGTGGGGTGTTACCGTCCTCAAGATAAATGGCGTTGCCCCTTTTTTTTCCGATATTTTCACCTCCGTTATGTGCCAGGTTTGATGTAGCAATGCCTAATAATACCGAACCTGATAATACTGAAATAGATGCCATGATATGTGGGAAGGCTGAGAGATCCCACGAAGATAGCAGAGTTCCAAAACCAACCATCGACATCACCGTCCCCATTGGAAATCCGGTAATATACATATTCGCAATTTCACCCACAATTTCACAAAGCGCAACAAACTTTGCACTGAAAGCTGCCGCTTCAACTGTGGTCAATCCAGCTATGGCCACTCCAACTCCTGTCGCCAATGTTGCTAATTGGGCACACAATTTTTTATGTTCATCCGCGTGATTTTGAATAGCACTCGACAAAGTCCGGAAGCACTCGGTGTAGTCCTGGCTATCAGTATGCCCACTAGCTTCAGCTTCAGCTACCGCTCTTGCTGCAGCGGAAAGAGCAGAAGTGACGTCGCCTTCAGGTTTCAGTTCAAGTCCCAACTTAAGAGCTTCCAAGTCCCCCTTTTGACAGGCATCCTTTAACAATGGCTTTTCATTTCGACGCAAGGACATGCCCGGTCCACACTTACACTTTTCCGGTTTATTCAATGAATTAGCATTTTTGCGTATACATTCCAAGTGCCCCATTTCATGTTTTTCGCACTTTGTTTCGACCACTGAACGTCGACCAAGTTTTCCGGTATTCCCTCCACCACAGTAAGAACACTTAAAGAGGACATCTGCCCCGTTTCTACCGACACCATCCATCGCTTTAGCCTGCTATATGACCCAAAACTGTGAGTAGGACAAAAATCAGCAAGGAAAATTCCATAAAAAAAAACAGCATTTTTAACAAGACGACTGTCGTACCCCCTGAGTCAAGAGTGCACCTGTCTGGCAATGGTCGTTTGTTTACCAGTATTCAAGTGATGGCAACCACAAACTCTACTTTAGAGATTCAGAAGTACAATAGAACTATTTTTTTTGATCTAAACCAATCGTCACGGAACTATAAATTCAGGCGATTGAGATGATTTTTTCAGGGCAAAGCATATTATTAGAAGCACTATTGTTTTATATAACATTTCTTGCCGAAGCTGTTTCTACCCAGGCTGGGCCCGTATTTTGTGGATTACTGATCGGTAGTATGCTTTCCGGGGAAGGATTCCTGACTCATGCATTACTGGCCATTCAGTACGATAAAGTCTGGAGCAGTTATCATCACTGGGTTGCCACTGGTCGCTGGCGCTGGTGAAGTCTTGCAGCCCGATTGTTACTATTGGTTAGCTCAAAAGTGCCCGAAGACGAACCGGTTTTGATGATTCTGGATGACCAGACCATCGAACGCTGTTCATCGAAAGCTCCTGCCTGCCGTACACATCGTCAGCACAGTCAGAAGAAGAATCGTGCCACTTAATATCCTTGGGCAGTGCTGGGTTTATCTTGCCATTGCCTTTAAAAGACCTTCAGACTGGATTGATCTTAGCTGGCAGGCGGGTCATGGATTCGTAATTCGTTGAGGCGACTTTCATCCATCAGTCAGGGAATCCACTGACTTAAATCTACTGGCGGTTGCCGGTCATTGGCAATGCAAGCTTCAAGATAACCTGTCAGCCACAGCTTCCCAATGATTTGCCAGGCTCTCCAACACTTTCCTTGCCTTTGGAGCCAGCCTTGGGCGTGTCAGCTCCTTGTCCCGCTGAGAGGCTATAAGCTCAACTTGCTTTTCCAGCCTCAACTGTCGTGTTGGCCACTGCTGCGGATCATTCCGAACAAGAAATCGCTGCACGTTTAAGTAATACAAACGACCACTTGCCAGAGGTAATCGTTCCTGCGGCCAGATAAAGCCCACGCTGCTTATACGAATTAAGTTGTCTGTTGACCGGAATTCGATAACATCGCAATGATCACAGCCTGGGAAAGGATGGAAGGGTAAACGACAGGTGGGGCAATGTTTCTCGTCATCAGGCAGGTCAACGTCCTGGTCAACCACCGGTAGGTTCTCATGTTTTCTCCGGCCATGGCTCGGAGTTCCCGGTTGCTGGCCACGTTTACGGGTTGTTGGTTGTCGTATAGTGTTTTTGCTTTGTTTTTCCTGACCTTGTTTGGAGCGACTTTTCTTTTCGGTAGAGCGACCAAAGACCATATGTTTCATGTGACTTAGCTGAGAATTACGTTCTTTGTTTTGCGTTTTGAGTTGCTCGACTTCAGCCTTATGTTCTTTTTTCATCAAGGCAATGGCAGCTGTCAATTCGCGCTCACGATCTCGAGCTCGTTCCCACAGATCCCGATAGTGATTGACCTGCCATTTGAGATCAATGCATTCCTGCTTGGTCAAGCTGACTTGAACAAGACTGAAGGGAGTGCCGGGTTGACCCGAAGTGCATTCAGGTTCAGGGGAGATATCAAGCATCTGCCAAGGGTTGAATACATGACTTTTGATGCTTGAATTATGGTTTTAGCGAAGAGTTACCCCTTGGTATACTTTTTGGCATTAACCGGCTGATAATTAATAAGAAAATCCGGTTTCAAAAATGGCACAGCAGGTATACCTGTTTGTCGAAACCAGCGCCATCCGTGGCGGTTGAGTTACTGCTGCTTTTCCAGCCATTGCCGAATCGTTAATTCTCTGGAAATCCGCTGGTGAAGCCAGTCATCAATCAGCTGCTCTATCAGGTTTCGGAATTGGATTTCATCGGGAAAATCCCACGGCTCAAATTCCGGATGCTGTTCGCACAATACAATCCAGAGTTGAGTGGCCAGTGTTTTTTAGGGCGAATGTCCATATTGAATGAGATGGCTGTAGGTATGACTTCCCATGGCGCTGATTTCACAAGCGGAATTTGCCAGGAGCAAGGCTTTACCAAAGGCTATGTCACCAAGCTGATTAAAAAGGGCATTGTGAAACTGAAAAATGGCAAGGTGGACTCGGTGCAGGCTGAACAGGCGATGAAAGCCAATAATGACCCAGTGACGTTTATCCGTTCCGATCAATCCACCGATCTTGCTCCGACACAACCGGGAGCTGTTGACTTTGTCACTGCCCGCACCATGCGGGAAGCATTCAAGGCCAAGATGGCCAAGCTGGAGTATGAGGAAAAAAGCGGTACCCTGACCGATGCAGCTAAGGTAAAGCAGGATGCTTTCAAGGCAGGCCGGATTATTCGAGATGAACTGCTGGCCATTCCTGATCGGATGGCGGATGTGTTGGCGGCAGAGGATGACCCAGGAAAAGTGGGGGAGCTACTTCAAGAGGAGTTGGAAGCGATACTTAATGCTATGGTTTTACCGTAGTCGTTTTTGAGCGGCTTTATAGGCCTCGCTTCGCTCTCGTTTACCGACACTGATCACAAATACTACAACAACGTCGTCCAAGACTTGATAAACCAACCGATAGCCCGAATTTCGCAGTTTGATTTTGTAGCAGTCTTTCTGGCCGGACAGTTTATCTTTGGAAACTTTAGGGTTCTCCAAGCGTTTACGCAGCTTGGCTTTGAACTGTTCTCTCACTGTGGAGTTGAGTTTCTGCCATTCTTTCCATGCCAGTGCAGAAAAATCCAGCTCATAGGTCATCGATATTTACCCGAATCCGCTCATCATTTTTGCGTTCTTCGACGATGGCTGCGAGTTCCAGGTCATCCAGAGCATCGAGCATAGCTTCATAAACATGGGCTGGCACTGCATAAAACACGGGTTGATTGCGATTCAGGATGGCCACGGTTTCACCATTGGCTTCTTTCAGAACAGCCATCGGGTTTTTTTTGAGTTCGGATATCCCGGCACTGACATCAGCGAGAATAGGATGGACTGAGGCCATAACTAGCTCCTTTTACGGTTGATTAATAGATCAAATAATAGACCTATTATTAGGTTTCTTCAAAGATTGCTTAAATGGTTGATAGCCTGTCAGTCAAAAGCCCATATTTTGAAGGCTTCTTCAAAGGGCTGAGGCCGGACACTCGCCTGACCGTTTCCGAATGAGCTGACCAGAAACGGATTCTTCCGGCAAAAGCCACCAAAGAAGCTGGCCGATGGCGAACTTCCCGCACACCGTATCTGAAAGAAATCATGAATTGTCTGTCACCATCGTCGCCTGTTGAGCAGGTGGTGTTTATGAAGGGTGCCCAGGTGGGTGGCACCGAATGCGGCAATAACTGGCTTGGTTATGTGATTGACCATACGCCGGGTCCCATGATGTATGTGCTTACCACGCTGGATATGGCCAAGCGGACATCAAAGCAGCGGATTGCTCCGATGATCGATGAAATGCCGGATCTGCGGAAGAAGGTGAAAGATCCCAGAAGCCGGGACAGTGGCAATACTTTGCTGACCAAGGAGTTTCCCAATGGTGTGCTGATCTTTACCGGAGCCAACTCAGCAGCAGGCCTTCGCTCAATGCCTGCCCGTTTTCTGTTTATGGATGAAGTGGATGCCTACGACGATGATGTGGATGGTGAGGGTAGTCCCATCAATCTGGATTTATTGGCAAAAGGCCGACCAGCACCAGAAGATACGCCTGATCCTGAATTAGAAGAAACCAGCAACAAGCCAAAACCAGTCCGTCGTTCATCCCGCAGCTCCTACCTTCAGAGATAACCTCCATGATCAGACAGAATACCAGGCTCTGAAACGGGCAGTGCTGCTGCGTGAGACACGTACCGTGGAATTTGAAGGTCGACGGAGTACAGTAGCTTTGCTGAAATGGAAAGGCGATTGCAGGCCATCGAACGGGAATTGGTTAAGCAGCAAAAACGTCCGAAGCAGTATGGCATCTGTTCATCCAAGGGAGTTTGAGCATGGGATTGCTCACCAACCTGTTTCGTCGTTTCAAAAACTCAGCCTATACCGCTGCCGGTATAGGGCGACGAACCAAAACCTGTTTCTGCAATGGTTGGATGAATCGGACGCTGATGGTCTGCTGAGTTTCACTGGCGAGCAATCGCTGATTACCCGTGCCATGTTTGAAGGTGGCGAGTGCTTTGTCAGGCTACGTCCCCGCAGACTGGAAGACGGTTTATCCGTTCCCCTGCAACTGCAGGTGCTGGAATCCGAGTTTGTCCCCATCAGCTATAACGAAACACTGGATAATGGCCATGTGATTAAGGCGGGGATTGAGTTTAACAAGCTGGGGATGCGAGTCGCTTATTACTTTCACCGGGGGGAGCATCCAGCCGAGTTTGCTTTTGACAGCACCAGACTGGTTCGGGTGAAGGCCGACAATGTTCTTCATATATTTGAAGCCCTGCGTCCGGGACAGCTAAGAGGCCAGCCATTACTGACTCAGGTATTAATCAGACTCTATCATCTGGACAAATTTGATGACGCCACGCTATTACGGCAGGAGATTGCCAACCTGTTTACCGGCTTTATTAAAAAGTCATCTCCGGAACAAGACTCTATTGATCCTCTGACCGGCAAGCCGCTGGTGTTTGGCGACAATGGTCTGCCCATGGTGGCGATGGAACCAGGAACCATGCAGGAGCTGGCACCGGGTGAAGAGGTCGAGTTCAATAATCCACCGGGTACTGCCGCAGACTATCCCAATTTTATGAAGCAGCAGTTAATGGCGATTGCCGCAGGTATTGGATTGCCTTATGAACTGCTGTCGGGTGATATGGCGGGAGTCAGTGACCGGGCACTGCGGCTGATCATCAATGAGTTCCGCCGCCGCATTCAGCAGATTCAGCATAACCAGATTATCTTTCAGTTCTGTCGGCCGGTCTGGAACCGCTGGTTGGATATGACGGTGCTCAGTGGTTCGGTAGCTATTCCAGAGTATGCCAATAACCCAAGAGCCTATCGCCGGGTGAAGTGGATCGCCCATGGCTGGCCGTATATGCACCCGGTTCAGGATATGCAGGCACAGAAAATGGCCGTGCGTTCTGGTTTCAAGTCCCGCTCAGAGGTGGTCAGCGAATTGGGTTATGACAGCGAGCAGATGGATGGCGAAATCGCTGCGGATAATCGCCGGGCAGACAGCCACTCACTGAAATACGACAGCGATGGCCGTGACCCGGAAAACCATAAATCTTCCAATCAACCAGCAAAGGATGACAGGGATGAGTCATAACCGACAGTGGTACACCTTTAAAAACGAAGCCAATCAGACTCCGGAGCTATTCATCTTCGATGATATTGATGACTGGTGCGGCGTTTCGGCACAGAGCGTAGTGGATCACATCCGTAATCTGGATGCCTCAGAGATCAATGTCCGGCTCAATAGCCGGGGCGGTATGGTGTTTGAAGGCATTGCCATTTATAACGCCCTGCGTCTGCATAAAGCCAATATCCATGTCACCATCGAAGGGCTGGCGGCCAGCATTGCCAGTGTCATTGCCATGGCCGGTGATACGGTCACCATCGCTGAGAATGCCATGATGATGATCCATAACCCCTATGGCTGGGCACAGGGCGATGCCGAAGCCATGCGTAAAACCGCCGATATTATGGATAAGATCGCGGACAGTATTGCTGTGTCTTACACCGCCAGAACCGGCAATAGCCTAGAAGAAATGAAGGCGCTGATGGAATCGGAGTCCTGGTTCACCGCAAAAGAAGCGCTGGACATGGGCCTGGTGGATCAGATTGATGAACCGGTGAAGGCCGCTGCCCGCTTTGATCTCTCCATGTTTCGTAATACACCGGATGGCTATGGACGTATCGAGCAAGCTAAAAAAACGACAGAGCCAGCTCCGCCACAGAATCAGACGATGGAGCCGCAACCTCAAGTTGATTCTGTGGCTATTGCTGATCTTTGCCGTCAGGCTGGTTATGCGGAAAAAACCGCTGCAATTCTTAAAGCGGCACTGTCGGAAGATGAGGTCAAGGCTCGACTCGCCAGCTATGACCAGATTAAGAACCTCTGCCAGACAGCAGGCTTCCCGGATAAGGCAGCGGATTTTATAAAAGACGACTGCTCGGTATCCGAAGTGCAGAACAGCCTGTTGGCATTGCTGACTTCTGAAGATGAACCCATCAACAATGCCCTGACGCCCAAGCAGCAAGGCCTGAAACCCACCACTTCTGCCATAGATACGCAGGCAATTTACAGTCGGCGTAATCGCGCTTAACCCCTGTCTAATATCCTCCAACCAAAAGGACTTTACCCATGAGCGTAAAAACGGAATCGGTCTATACCGGTGAATTTCTGGTGTCTGAAGGCAATAACACCATCAGCCGTGAGCTGGTGCCATTGGCTGCGAACCTGACAATGGAGCCTGGTACGGTGGTCGGCAAAGAATCGGCTACCGGAGCATTCAAGCCCCTTGATCCAGGTGCTTCAGATGGCACTGAAACCGCTGCTGGCATTCTCTACGCTGGCAAGGTGACCGATGCCTCTGGTGGTGACGGTGTGATCATCACCCGTCTGGCAGAAGTGGTGGACAGTCTGCTGATCTGGCCTGCCGGGATTACCGATGAGCAAAAGACAGCAGCTGTAGATCAACTGGCAGGACTGGATATTATTCTGCGCAGTGAATAACCCTTCCTGATTTTTACCTCTGTAACTCACTCTTAACAAACTTCCGTTATCAAGGAGCGATAACATGCTGGATATTTTTAATGACGATGCGTTCAGCCTTACCAGCCTGACCGCCACCATCAATGAGATGGACTACAAGCCGGGTCGTCTTGGGCAACTGGGGCTCTTTCAGAAGAACGGTATCAATACAACAACCGTCGTGGTAGAGAGCATTAACGGAGAACTCCGCTTGTTGCCCTCTACCGAGCGTGGTGCACCCGCTACTCAGGCCATTGGCGATAAACGTCAGTTGCGCAGCTTTGTGGTGCCCCATATTCCCCACGATAGCACGATTCTTGCAGCAGAAGTGCAGAATGTCCGTCAGTTTGGCAGTGAGGATGCCATGCAAGGAGTGCAGGCCGTAGTGAACCAGCGGTTGCAAAAGATGAATGCCAACCATGAGGTCACCCTGGAATTTCTGCGCATGGGGGCGCTCAAGGGTGAAATTCTGGATGGCGATGGCAGCACCATACTCTACAACCTGTTTGATGAGTTTGGCGTTACTCAGCAAACCCATGATTTCAAGTTCAGCAGCACGACCACTGACGTTCGAGCCCAGGGCGTCAAAGCCCGTCGTCTGGTGGATGATGCTTTGGGAGCACTGCCCTACAGTGGCCTTCATGCGTTTTGTGGCTCCGACTTCTTTGATGGGCTGGTTGGCCACAAGTCAGTAAAAGAAGCCTACCAGCGTTGGCAGGACGGTGAAGCCCTGCGTACCGATCCTAAGGGCCGGTTCCGTTTTGCGGATATTGATTGGGAAGAGTACCGGGGCTCTGTAGGTGGCAATGACTTTGTTGCCGCCAATGAAGCTTATCTCTACCCGACTGGGGCGGATATCTTCAAGACCTGGTTTGCGCCGGCAGATTTTGTCGAAACCGTCAACACCATTGGCCTGCCTCGCTATGCCAAGCAGAAGGTGATGGATTTTGAGAAGGGTGTGATTGTTCATACCCAGTCGAATCCACTGCCGATCAACCTACGACCACGGGCAGTGATTAAACTGACCATGAGCTAACCCATAAGCAAGGAGACTGCTCCAATGGATGAAGCCTTCAAAGTGATGGATCACACCATTCTTTCAACCTTTGGGCAGTCAGTTTTACTGACGCTTTCGGATCAGTCATCGCTGGAAACCCGCGGCATTATCAATAAAGAACTGGTAGAGCTTGGCAAGTATGAGGCTGTCCAGGGAGAGGTAACCGTTCTCTCTGTGGATAGTGCTATCCGCCTGAAGCGTGGCGATACCGTGTTGGCCAATGGTCAGGTTTATGAAGTGGACCGAAAACTGAAAGACGATGGCTATTTAGCCAAATGGAATATCTATGCTCATTGAACAGGAAGTCAGCGGCGATATTGAAGAACTCACCGCCTTGTTCAAACAGTCCCCGGAAAAAACAGAGCAAGCCATTCAGCGAGCCCTGTCCAAACTGAGCCGTTGGGCTGAACGACAAGTGCTGCGTGATATCTCCCGACGGATGAAAGTCTCCCAAAAGGTACTGAAAGAACTGAACCGAATTCGGGTAAGGCTCAATAAAAGTTACGGCAGAAAAGAACGTTACCTGACCATCTGGATTGGTATTAATGAAGTAGGTGCCCATCGCCTAGGTAACCCAAGACAAACCCGGCGAGGTGTCCGGGTAGGCAGTCACAGTTTTTGGGAAAACAGTTTTCTGATGCAGCCGGTTAATGCTTCCCGGGAACTGATCTTTGAGCGCAAGGATAACTGGCAACACCGTTACCAACAATCCAAACGCTCAGGCCGGTGGATGTGGATGGGCTTGCCGCTGGAAAAGAAAACCGTCCGGATCGATAGGGAAGTCGAAACCTCACTGGCAAAAATCAGCCCACTGCTGGTGAACCGGTTTACTGATCTGCTCCACCAGGAACTAAACTATGTTTTCAAGATCGCCTCCAGCATCGAACCCTGAACGACAGATTATTGAAAAGCTGATTACCCATCTGAAGCAGATTTCTGAACATACTTTGCTGGGTTATTCAGCCACCGGTCAAGAACAGGATTTAGACCTCCCGGCTATTCTGGTGCAGCTGGAATCCATTAATGAAGAGCAACGCCAGGGCCAACGGGCAAAGTACCGGATGGCGTTCAATATCAGTGCCGTGGCCAAAACCAATAAAGACACTACTTTTACCCTGCTGGACTTAACCCGCTCCATTCGAGAGTTATTTACTACCGGCCAACGCTTCACCCCGGAAGCCCGACATATCAGCTTCAGTGAAACCCAGTTCGATATTGCCCCAAGCAATGCCCATTTGTCGTTTGCTGACCTGCAACTGCAGATCGAAGTCATCCTCTAACCCCACCTTCCTTTTAAGGAGATAACCATGTCTACGATGGATCGTAGCTTTATCGGTGCCGGAAGCATCTACATCAAACCCGCTGATGATTCCGCTCCCCTGCTGCCGGTTGGCAACGTCAGCCAGTTTCAATTCAGTTTCGAGGAAGATAAAAAGGAGCTGAAAAACTATCTCGGCGGTGGTGGTAATCGCAATACCATCAGTCGGATATCCTCTATCTCGGCCAGCCTCACGGCTCATGACTTTACCGCTGCAAACTTGTCCATGGCGCTGCGTGGCTCTGTGGCCGCTGGCTCAACGACTGTGGTCACAGATGAACTTCATACCAGCTTTGGCGTTGCTGACGAGCTTATTCCCTTCCATAAGCTTCCTGATATGTCCAAGGCTGTTACGGTTAAAGATAATCTGGATACCGTACTGACAGCCGGGGATGATTATGAATTGACTAAATCCGGTATCAAGGTGATTGGCGGTGGTGGCATTGATAACATGGGGGTGAAAGTGAGCTATACCCCACTGGCTACCAATATGGTTCAGGCGCTTATTGAATCGGGCAAAGAGTTTGTCCTGTTTATGGAAGGTCTCAACGATGCACAGGATGGCAAGCCGTTTAATATCCGGGTTCATCGGGTGAAGTTCTCCCCTGTTCAGAACCTTGATTTTATTTCGGACGACTTTGCCGCTATCGCACTGGAACTGGATGTACTGGCAGACAGTACCATTGAGGGCTCCGGCCTGAGTACCTTTATGCAGATTGATCTGGCACAGTAACCCCCGTTTGCTTCCTGCAATTTAGCCCCTGACTCCTTAAAAGAGCAAGGGCTTTTTTTTGATAAAAGACTATGGCCAATATCAAACAATCCGCAATTCGCTTAATCCTGAAAGCAAAGGATTTACTGTCCAAGGATGTTAAAAAATCCTCGGCTTCCCTGGATGCCTTCAGGCAAGAGGCAAATAAGCTTAAAGGCCAATTAGAGGAACTGGAAAACCAGAATAAGCTCCTTTCGTCTTTTAAAAAGCAGGCCAAGGCCACCCACGATGCCGGTCGGGCTTTTCGTGAGGCTGAAGATAAGGTGGCCAGGCTTGGCCGGGAAATGGGCAAGACCAACACGCCTGCCAAGGCCATGCAAGCGGCCATGGCAAAAGCCCGAAAAGACGTAAAAAAGGCGAATACCGAATACAACCGCCAACGGGAGGCGCTGGCCAAGCTTCGGGGTTCAATGTCCTCTGCTGGATTATCGACCAAAAACCTGAAGCAGCAGGCCAAGCTCGAACAGCAGCTAAACGACACCCGAACCGCCTTCAAACGGGCGGATGAAAGCGCCAGACAGACAGCCAGATCCCTGCGTAACAGCAACCTGGAAAAGACGGCCAGGGATGCCGAATCAGCAAGCACATCGGTTGGCAAGCTTACCCGGCGTTTTCTTGGTCTGGCAGCGGCCACCACAGGGCTTTATGCCTTAAGTCGAAGTATTCAGGGAGTGCTTAAGACAGGTGACCAGTTTGAGCGTTTGGCCGTGCAGATGGAGGCGGTTACCGGTTCGGCTGAAAGTGCCCGGCAAGCCACCCAATGGATTAAAGATTTTACCCGGAATACGCCCTATCAACTGGAAGAAGTGTCAGAAGCCTTTGTTCGGCTCAAAGCCTTCGGCCTTGATCCTATGGATGGCACCATGCAGGCCCTGGTTGATCAGGCATCCAAGCTTGGCGGCGGTATGGAAAGGCTTAACGGGATCTCCCTGGCTGTCGGTCAGGCATGGGCAAAGCAAAAGCTCCAGGGCGAAGAGATTCTGCAGATGGTCGAGCGGGGCATCCCGGTTTGGGATTTGCTGCAAAAGGTAACCGGCAAAAACGTTCAGGAGCTGCAAAAGCTGTCTTCGGCTGGCCTTATTGGTCGGGATGTTATGAGGGAGCTGATTCTTGAAATTGGCAAATCCTCCGAGGGTGCTGCGGCCAAGAACATGAGTCTGCTGTCGGGTTATGTCAGTAACCTGAAAGACAGCTGGCAGCAGTTCCAGGATGAAGTGGCCAAGAGCGGTGTTCTGGATTATGCCAGAGAGTCGCTGGCAGGCATCGCTGCCGAAATTGAGCGGATGAACCAGAATGGCCAGCTGCCTGAATTGGCGAAAAGGATCAGCGATGCCTTTATTGCCATGGGTGACGCTTTTAAGCATGCCTTCTCTGGAGTTACCGTTGATGGCTTTGTCACCAGTATCCAATCAGGCTTTACCACCATCACAGAATCCATGGCGGCGCTGCGGACTGCCTTTGATTTTACCAGCTCCACAGTAAAGGGCTTTTTCAATACCTTCACAGCCATTGTTAAAGGCTTTGCTACAGCCTATACCGGGATACTATACGGCATTGTCAGGGTATGGCAGGAAACAGCAGATGCCTTGGGCTTTGATGGCATTGCCGAAAAGCTAAAAGGGACAACCGATTTTCTTGAGGGCTTGACCAGAGAGTTTGCCCGGCAGACGGTTGAGGATGCCAAGGATGTCCGGGATGCGCTGGTTGGGGTATACGACAGCTTTGCCGAAGAAAGCCGAGATGCGGTAAAGACAGCAAACCATGCAGCCAAGACCATAACCAAAAGTCAGAGGTTGCTCTGGCAAAATTACGCCGATGAATTAATTGCCGGGCAAAAACGGGTTGAGGAAGCCACAGCCAAAACAGCCAAAGCCGTTAAAAGTCATTTTGAGAATGCAGCGGATGCTATCAGTCAGGTCAACGCAGCCGAAACCCGAACGGAGCTGGCCAGCCTTGGGGTAGCCTTGGCTGAAGCTTTCTCTCAGGGCACTTTGTCTGCAGAGGAGTATTACGAGGCGACCGAAGCCAGTCGCAGGAAGCTGGCTGAGCTAAAGGCCGAGGCGGAAAATACCAAGGACAGCATAAAAGAAACAGGCGACGCTGCAGAGGAAGCCGGGGATAAGCAAGAGCAATCTTTTGAAAACGCCCAGTCTATTGCCGCTGTTTTGGCCGGTCACTATAACGCCATAACCGCAGAACTTATGGGTATGAGCAGCGCTGCGCACGATGCTTTTGTAGCCATACAACAAGGCGGCGGTTCAGTGGATACCAGTGCAGCCAAAGGCAGTATTGAAGACCTGAAAAATGAGCTTAAGGCAACCTCCGCAGAAATTAGCCGGCTGCAAAGCAATCAATATCAATTTGACGTGACAGGCATTGGTCGCTGGCTCAATCAAACATCAACCGCTGCCGCCTATGTGAAAAAACAATTTTTAGAGCAGAGAATTGCCCTTGAACAGCTGTTTGAAAGCTATGAACAGGGCGAGATCAATGCCAGAAAATTTGTCCATGAGGCCGAAGATGCCGCACAAACCATGAGCCTGCTCAATCAAACGGATTTAGACCGGCTCAATAACGCCATTGTTTCAGCCAAACAAAACATGGCCCGCTTAGGCGACAGTTCCCGCAATACCCTCAACAGCCTGCAAGATGAACTGGATGAATTGCAGGGCAGACAATCCGATATTGAGCAGCGCCGTTATCAAAATCAGCGTAATGATTTGCGGGCGCAACAGGCCGAGGCCATCGCAAATGGGGATCAGGAGGCGATCAGGAATATTACCTCAGCCCTGCGGATCAGCGAGCAGATTTACAATGAGCGGAGGCGGCAAGCTAATAATGAGAGAACGCAAGCCCTCAGAGAGAGTCAAGGGAGTACAAACCTTCCTGCTCAAAGCACCGCTTCACAAACCCCGCAGCGTATTATCCGGCTGGAATATCCGGGAGGTGATGTAAATGTCGTCGTTGCACCGGGGGATGAAACCAAACTGCTGGATGCTCTGAAAAATGCTGGTATGAGGACGGTCTGATGCAACTGGATACCATAACACTTCCCGACGATCTGCTCTGGATCAATGAATTTGAATGGAACCTGGTGGAGCAAACCACCGAGCGGAGCCTGACCGGGGCTTTGTTGGTGCAGGAGGGACAATTGACCCATGGAAGACCAATCGTTCTCTCAGGCAATGGTCAGGCCGGTTGGGTTTCTCGGCTGACAGTAAAAAACCTGTTCGCTCTTTCCAAGGCGGTCAGTAAAACAATGACATTAAAGCTCCCGGATAACCGGCAGTTCTCCGTTATTTTTGACCGCTCTAACGGGGCTCCCATTGAGGCACAACAGCTTATGCCGTTTGCCTACCCGGACGATAGCAACCAATACCTTCTTACCCTTCGATTGCTGACCGTTCACTAAGGCTGAGAGGGATCGTTCGGGACTGTAAATATTCCTTCAGGTTGACGACTGAAAAGCGGGGGGACAGTACCTTCTAAATTTTTACTGGAACCCTGGGGCGTTTCAGTTAAATTAGAAGTCAGTGGTAAATCACCTGAGTTTTTAGTTGAATTGACTGACTGACGATACTGCTTTTTTTTGCACTCCCTTTCGCGCTCGGCGAAAGCGGGATCTTTGCGAAGCTCCCTTTGGCGCTCCCTTTGGCGCTCCCTTTCGCGTTCGGCGTAAGTGGAATCTGTCTGGTAGCGCTTCCTTTTGCGCTCCCTTTGGCGCTCCCTTTTGCGCTCAGCGTAAGCGGGATCTGTCTGGTAGCGCTCTCTTTGGCGCTCCCTTTGGCGCTCGGCGTAAGCGGGATCTTTGCGAAGCTCCCTTTGGCGCTCCCTTTGGCGCTCCCTTTCGCGTTCGGCGTAAGTGGGATCTGTCTGGTAGCGCTTCCTTTTGCGCTCCCTTTGGCGCTCCCTTTCGCGCTCGGCGTAAGCGGGATCTTTGCGAAGCTCCCTTTGGCGCTCCCTTTGGCGCTCCCTTCCGCGTTCGGCGTAAGTGGGATCTGCCTGGCAGAGCTTCCTTTTGCGCTCCCTTTGGCGCTCGGCGTAAGCGGGATCTTTGCGAAGCTCCCTTTTGCGCTCCCTTTGGCGCTTGGCGTAAGCGGGATCTTGGCGAAGCTCCCTTTGGCGCTCCCTTTTGCGCTCAGCGTAAGCGGGATCTGTCTGGTAGCGCTCCCTTTGGCGCTCCCTTTCGCGCTCGGCGTAAGCGGGATCTTTGCGAAGCTCCCTTTGGCGCACCCTTTCGCGCACCCTTTTGCGTTCGGCAAGTGAAGAACTGCCATCAACATTAACTTTTGCCCGGGTTGTTTGATTATCACTTGTAGCTTGGTGCATGCATAACGGATTAACGACAGCAACTGGCCGTAAATCTTGTGAACTATGAATTCCGGCAGGAATATTAGTTAACTGTAAACCTGAGCTTGTATGATTCGCTGTTGTTTGCTCTCTAATTTCAAGCTCGTCCCACGATATTTGCTCCTGAAAGGGAGTACTTGGTGTTAGTAATAATGCATTCTTGACTGATTCATAATCAGGCTGGTAAGGAACATATTCATCAAGAATGGATTGTGGTATCTCTGGAATACCTGTTCCAGAAGCGTTTTCTGAATCGAAGTTTGTTAGGGATGTAATATTATATTCATTCAATGAAATAGAATGATTAGCTTCATTTTGATATGTATCTGGTTCGCTATTGTAAATAAAAATAGGGTTCAGCACCTGAACTGGTATGCCTTGATAAATAGGCTGCTGTTCGGTGGTACCAAATTGCTGTTCTTGATCTACTAAACCTGATGCGCTGCAACAAAGATAAGAAAAAGAAGCATCGAATGAAAGAAGTTGATCGATTTGATCCATTGAATTATTGAACTGTCGAATTACAGCTTAAGACCACACCTTCTTATAAAAGTTCCTCTCTTTCACAACTCATTCTTTATTTATGTCAACCAAGCATAAGGAATTGTTATGGCTATTACTAATAGCGACGTAAAACTCTTCGAAAGTCAGCGCCTCACGGATGAGGAAGCTGGTGGCGGTCGGGTGACCGGAAACGAGGTCATTGATGGCAACGTTAATAATCTCTTTCAGGACATTTCCCGGATTGACCGGACCATTGGTGATGTGGCTTTGCGGAAGGCGTTTATCGGGATCAGCACCGATAACAATGACATCTATCTCGGCAGTCATTTGATCCTGACCGAGCCTCCCAAGGATAAGAATGTCTCGGTATTGCTGTTCAATACCGACAGTCAGACTGATGAGCGCCTCGATGCCAGAGACAGAATAGAAAGTTATGTGGTTCCTGGTATCAAGGCATCGTGGGAACTGGTGGGCGATCAGCTGGAAGGTCAGCGTTCCATTGTGGGCTATCAGCGGGAGGAATGGGCGGTTCCTGAAATTGGCGAGGTCTATAAGCTGATTACACCGGATGAAAAAATCAGCCAGTTTATCCGTATTA